TGCTTCCCAAACCGCCACCTTCAACCCCGTAAACATTGGGGGGCTGGGTGAACGTTATTGCGTGACAGTTGGCGATCGGAGTGATTCGATCTCACCTGCACGTTATGACAGCACTGTGAAGTCCACCGTAAAGGAGGACTACAAGTTCACAGCACGCTATTCGAGCCTTGTAAAGCCGAATGCGCGTAGCAATGGATTTGTTGAGAGGGCGGAAGAAACTCTGAGACAACTTGGCTTGGTGGATGATCCTTCGATTCTGTGGGAGCTTACACCATGGTCATGGCTTGTAGATTGGGCGTCTAACATCGGCGCCTCTATCAACAACGCACATACCTTGTCGCCGCTTTCTGGGCGACACAGCGTTGACTACGCATACTTTACTACTCAACTCGTTGAGTCAAGAGTGGAGACTATCACGAAGCAAACTCTGCTTTCGTATAGCCAGTACAACAGATCACGGGTGATACGACCTTCGTCGGATTTCACCACGGTCTCGCGTACGCGTAGTCGAGCAACTCCATTTGGGTTCGGAACGCAGCTTGGCAGCATCTCAGCTGCACAGTTTGCGATTCTTGTGGCACTGGGCCTGGCCCGGTACCGCTGAACAACTGAATACACAATTGAACAACAACCAAACAACAATTGAATAGGGGTTCTTCCCTACAATTGAACACTGAGAAGGAGCCCTTCATGGCTTTCAATGATCCGCAGTCTATCACCGTCGGTGGCACACCGGTGTCGCTCCCTCGAATCCTCACGGGTTCGGCGGTAGGCGATTTCCGATCTGCCGACGGTAACGTTGAACTGACCCTCGATCCGCGCGGCACTGCGAAGCGCCGTCGGAACGTGGCTCGGCTCTACACGAAGAAGAACGTCACAGATCCCCTCACGGGACTCGTGTCTGTTCAGGGCTACATGATCTCGATTACGGTCGATCGTCCCCTCACAGGGATTACCGACGCGGACGTCGAAGCATCATATGTCGCCCTCTCTTCGTGGTCGACTGCATCCACCAACGCGAACTTCAAGAAGCTCGCGGCTGGTGAGAACTGAGTGTGATGGAGACTGTATTTCTAATCTCCATCATCATGCTGACTGGGGCTACCGGGCTCGCGCTCGGTGCCCTGATCGGCTATGCACTCAAGAGGGCGTAAGAACCCCTCTGTCATTGCACCATGAAGGCTTGGATCACTAGACCCTAGGAAAGGGAAGCGATGAAAAGCCAAGTAGATCTCCTTGAGGCACTCCTGCAGGATGCAGGAACCTCATTGGGATTCGACCCGTCACGTGATATTCTCACGTTGCGTAAAAGATTCGAGTTTGAGGGCGAACCCTTCATCTCGATCGCGCTGCCACGTCTTGACGACCTCTTAATTGCAGGCCTTAGAGACGGACGCCTCCCAGCTTTCACCGGGTGGGCGTCGCGGTGCGCATATCCTGAGTTCCTTCGGGATCTCTGGAATATGATCTTCTTGCGTGACGGTGTGTTACGTGTATACCCCAACGTAGACGCGATACGATGGCTTCGTCAGATCTCGCGCACCTTCAAGAAGGTGTTCGAGGTCTGCGAGCCTGATCGCGTCGAGGCGGCAATCGAAAAGGTGGGTCCAGATTGATTCGGACTTACCCTCGAAAGCAGACATAAAGTCTAGCCTCGATCCCTACGTACCGATGGTTGCCCAGATCCTTTTTGGGCGGATTATCGGTTCGGCCTTGTCTGCCCCCCTTGAGGGGCGGCATGGTCCGGGAGCAGTATCAGAACGATTCGGCACTAATTCAAGATGGGATTTCGGTTCCATCTCATATAGTGCGGAGTCCTTGGTGGGCCCTGAATTCTTTAGGGCCACTTGGGAGTCACTGGCGCTACGCCCCCCGGAGACGGGGTTCGTTCCAGCGCGGTTGGAGGCAGTCCCAAAGACTGCTGAGAAGCCTCGCCTCATTTGTATAGAGGCCAGCTACAACCAGTACATTCAACAGGCCATGATGCAGAACTTGCGCCATGAATTGAAGAGTGCACGCAGTGTCTGTTCCTTCGTGGATCAGACTCCGAATCGGGAGATGGCGAGAGAAGGGTCGATCACTGGTGAACTTGCCACGATCGATCTCTCCGACGCCTCGGACAGGGTAGCGCTTGCCCTGGTTGAGCAGGTATTCGGGTTCAACCCGAGTTTCCTGCGCTTCCTTAAGCTTTCGCGCTCTCCGTTCGCGCAGCTACCTGGAGGTGACCTTGTCTTGTTAAACAAGTTCGCTTCGATGGGATCTGCTTTGACATTTCCAGTGGAGGCCATGGACTTCACTGCGCTCGTAGTAACGAGCATTTGTCGAG